CTTCAATAGTATCTTCATCAGCATCGCCAAATGCATTTGGAGTATCATATCCAGGGGTTGCTGAGGATGTATTTATTTCGGTGACACTTTCTTCTACCCATGTCTCATATCCTGGCTCAAGTACAAATGTATATGTATTACCGTCTCTAAACGTTACTTCAACTCTATCATCTGAAATTCGTTTTACTTTTTTAGCTGTGCCATAGCCTGGATAATCTTTTCCTGCCATCCATATAGCTACACCCATTCCGGTTATATCTTCAGATTCAACAGCTATTGCTTTAAGCGCATCATCTGCTTCTTTACGTGTTATAAGTAACTCGCTAGCTAACTCTTCTGCTGGCGAATCGCCATAAGTCGCAACATATTCAAGAGCGGCTTGTTCTACACCATCACTTGCTACGAGTGCTGGCCAATCTTCATCCGGCGTTCCATCAACATAGTGATCTCCGGCAGATGAAGCAAATTCAGCATCCCCTGATATTTCATTCGCTTTAGCTATAGTACCAAAACGCTTATGAAGATATTCATCAGAATCATCTGTATCACCATCATTATCAATATCACGATCCTCGAGATTATCAAAATCTGTTACAGCTTCTTTATCATCAATGAAGTCTGCTTTTTCATGTATAAAATATTTTTTCATTTCAGCCCTTAAACTCATTGTTGTCTTTTTAATACATAAATTGCCGCAGACGATGCTGCAGTTATCTTAGATATAGATAATTCATATATAACACCTGCTGTTAAATTTGCAGCTGGTATCGTCCCACCATCGGACAAATGAAATACAGCACTACCATGAGTTTTAACTATAACAGCACCATATCCATAATTAGATCCGGTGTAATCTGTTTGGCCATCGGCTACAGCTACTGATGCATAATATCTGCCTGGATGACCTAATCTGTTAAATTGACTTTGACCTAACTGTGATGTAGATTCATTATATGGTCCTGGACTATTTGCCATTCTGAACTCCTTTTAATTGATCGATTAATTCATAATATCGAAGCATTGTAAGAATATGTTTGTCTTGAATAGTTTTAATATTATTCATTCCACTAACCATATTAGTTACTTCCTGTAATTTAATCTTAACTACCTTAGATGGAATTGTACTATTTAATGTATTTAGATTTTCAACAATTACTGGAATTTGGTTTTTAACCTTATCTAGTAATGCAGGAGAATTATTAACTGAATTAACATATTCTTTTAATAGTTCTTTTTGATCTGCATTTAATCCAGAATACTTTTCATTGAATCTATCAACTACAATTTTAGATGCAAGCTTCCGTACTACCGGATCTTCTTTAGTAAATGATTCATTGATTGGTGCTGATTCTTTTTCTTTACGGATTACATATTCAATTATCGTACTTTGACATCTAGTAATCTCTGCAGGGGAATCAGCGACATTATATTCAAATAATTTATAAATACTTGCATTCAACTTATAGTTTGAAATACGTGCATTTATAAAGTTTTCAAATACCAATTTGTTTTTAATATCACGAATCAAATTATATTTTGATCTACGCAATGTTGTTTCATTTAATTGCTTGCGCGATTGAACTGCAGCTGATAAAAATCTAGTAGCCTGGTTCTCGGCTGTAAATCTTTCTTCGGCTAATGTACGGTATAGTGATAATTCCTTATATAATTCCGTTCCTTCTTTGAAATGTTTCTTTAAAAGTACTATTGCCGGCGAGTTACGATTCTCCATCGTATCGGCAGCAATTTGACGTACTAACAGTTCAAATAGAATAGCAGTATTCTTTACTTTAGAATGTTTTAATGAATTCATTCAAATCTTCCATTTTTCTGAGCATTTTTAATAAATATAGAACACATACTATTTCACTGTTTTTTCGTCTTCAATTAAATTACTCTCGTCTAATAATGTGCCATTATCATTATCAGAAGATTTGTCTTTAAGACTTTCATTTAATATTTGCTTACTTTTTAAACTAGTTGGTAATGTACTTATAAATGATGATATATCTTTCTGTTCCGTGCTTAATGCACTACCACCTTTGAAATCCGAGGTAGTCGAAAAGTCAGGTGTGGCTTTATCTTTAACACCAAATGGATCCCTACCAAATGCATCTTTATGCTTGCCCCATGTTCCATATTCTTTTGGACGTCCAGGACCTGCTTCATTGTTATCAGGCATACCAGGTAGACTGGCATTTGTTGATGTATGCATGGTAGCTATATCATGTGGCGTACCAAAGCTCATATTTGTTTTCTTAGGATCATTTCCTTCGCTGCTTATTTGCTCTCTTCGGAAACGTTCTTTAAGATCCTCTATTACCTGGTCTTGTTCATTCTTCCACTCATCCTCGGCCATATCAAATATATTTTCATATATCCATTGTTCTGAGAACATATTAAGTTCAATTAAATTAGCAGCCAGACCTTGACGCTCATTCATCAATTCAACTTTTTGCTTTTCATATATAATTGAAGGACTAGTTAACTGTAATTCAAAATCGATTAATTCTTCGTCTTGAAATCCTTGACTATATAAATGAACAATTGCTATTTTAGTTAGCTCTGAAATAAAGATTCTTTGAATCCTTTCAATTGTACGTGCAAATCGAATATCTTCCGCGGCTAATGTTGCCTTTCCCTCTACACCTTCATCATAACCTAAAAATGCTTTAGGTATCTTAAGAGCGGCCATCATCTTGTTACGCAGATATTCAATATCATCTATCTGGCCATCATTTGATAATCCCTGTAATGATTCAATACGTGTTCCAGATTCACCACCTCTTACCGGAAGATAAAAATCTTCAAGCATATTCATTAGATTGAATTTAAGATTATATTCACCTGTCTGTTCATCGATATACGGAGTCTTTTTCATTTTGTTCATGATATTCTGCATATGAGAATCAACTTCGTTAGGTGGTATATTACCTACATCAATATAAAACAATCTTCTTTCTGGGGCTCTCATTATTCTATGTAAGAGCATTGCATCTTCCATTAGTATCAATTGCTTGAATACTTTTCGAGCACCCTCAATCATTGATTTGCCATATGGTAAGAAATTAGCATCTGATAGTAATCTAAAGTGAGCTACTTCATATGGTTCCAATTCATTCTTTTGTGATACTGAATATGAATTGACTGTCTGTAATGTAAATCTATATGCATATGGATTATCAGGATCATATCCTTCTTCACGAACTACTTCATAAGATGACATGGGAGTCACGTTAATAATTCCTATCTCTGGTTCAATATCTAAATGTAAATAAAAATCACCGTACTTACATGCATTCCGTACCCAAGGCCATAAATTGTATTCGATATTTAAAATATCATAAAACAGGTTATGTAGTATTTTTTGTATCTTAGCATTATTAGTCTTAATACCTAATACATCATTTTCAACATTCTTTACTGTAGATTCATCTGCATATACATCTAATGCAGAGGCTATAATAGGATCTAAGTCCATTGCCTCATATTCAGTATATAATTCTGTTCTATTAGACTGAAAACTATATCCGGTACCATTATAAGTACTATACCGACCTGATTTCTGCTGTACTCCGGCGAATCGATCTGCATATCGACTATTATTAGCATTACCTGCTGATTGTAATCGGTTACTATCGACGACCTTTAATCGATCCTTACCTAACCGACGAACTACTACATTTGTAGAAAATAATCGTTCTAGTCTTTTAAAAAATGATTTATCTGCCATTATCTCGTTGTTTTATATAAATATTAACTATTCTAATAACCAGTTAAGATTATCATTATCTTTATCTCCGGTCTGCCATTCCCAGCCTTGCGCGGTACCGGTTTTGCTGGAATATACGCCAGAATTTGATTTACCAAAATGACCTAAGGCCTTGCGTGATAAATCTAATCCTTGCTGCTTTAATCGTAATGCGGTATCTCGTATCCATAATGCAATTCCTAAGGACATAACTAAGTCATCATTATATCCGCGCTGAGCTTCTGCTCTAGAACCATTCCATATAAATGTAAACAATTCATCGATGCATCTATTTGAATGCACTACAATACCTTTTTCTCTGAAATATGTTTCTAATTTAGATAATAATAATGGCCTTGTTTTTGATGTAGTTGAAAATCCCGGAACCATTTGCGATTTATTTTTGAGGTCATACCCTTTACGTAAATGTACTTCTTCATCTATATATGCATCCTGCTTATAAGAATAATATAAATTATCATATCCTTTATCTATAGCAACTTGTATAGTCGCCCATCCGATATTAGCATTCTCAATCACTAATAATGCATTGTTCCATTCAGCTGCAACTGCTAGTAACATATTACCATATTCCGTAGTTCCTATCTTACCTTTATATTCCGCGACTTGGCGTACTTCATCAATATCAATTACGTGAAACGCACTGTAATCACTACCATCACCTCGAGCCACGTCAGCAACCACGGCATATGATTTTGAATAATTCGGGTAATCCCATAACCAATAGTTTCCATCAAATCCTCTTTTTTCAATAGGGTCTTTTACATATGTTTCTTTATACCATTGTAATAATGTACCATCAATTACTGTATGGCCAGAAGAAACAAAATCGCAATCACATTCCTGGGCTGCCATTTTCTCACCTAACAACTGATCTTGCTCTTTTCTCCAATCATCATCTCGTTCCGGATGCATTGACCAATGTAATTTTATAGGTAAAAACTGTCCTCCGGAGGAAGCATCGACCCATGTTTTATGAAACCAATTACCAGTACCGTTAGGAGTAGATAGTGCAATACAACCACCACCAGTTGCTAACGTTTGTTGTGCCGCGGTCCATATCTCATCTATATTTTTAATAAACGCGGCCTCGTCTAATACTAGCAATGATAAGGCTTCCGATCTACCTGAGGTACCTGATGATGATACAGCCTTAACTTGAGACCCATTTTTAAATCGTAAACTTAATTTGTTATTTTCAACTAATCCACCTTGTAACCATTTTGGTAAATTATCATGCATTACCTGTATCTTAGTTACAAGATTTTTCGCAACATCTTTGGTGGTTGCAATTACTAGCACATTGAAATCTGATTTAAAAAGCATTGACCATAAAATATAGCCAGCCGTTAATGTAGATATTCCTAATTGTCTAGATTTAAGAATGATTGAATATCTCGAATCCCGTATCTGTGTTAATGATTCTTCTTGGAATGGATATAAATGAAAATACGTCTTACCTTTAGTGGGATGTTGAATAATACAATATTTCTTCATGAAGTGTGCCGGATCTATTGCGCATTTCTTAAACTCATCTTGTATTATTTCTCGTATTGATTTCTTAGCCATAAATTACCTTTAATATAAGAAAAATTAAAGTGATAACCAAATAATTGCTGCAATTGAACCAACTGCTATTGTAGTGCCACTAGCTATAATTGCAATACGCTTTCTTCGCTCTTTTCTTGCTTTATCTAGATATAATTTAATTTGATCATCTTTTACATCTATCAAATCATTTAAATCATTTACTTCATACTTATATCTACGTATAACACCTTTATAATTAATTATCACACTATCTTTTTCTAATAGCTGAGCATCTTTAAGTGTTACAATTTTCTGAGTTGCTAGTAATTCGGCCTTACAGAAATCGCCAAATTTAATTTCTTGTATAGCACTTATAAGATATGATTTAGGTAAACAAACAATAGTATCACTTACCGTAACGCTCTGCGAAAAACTCTGAAATGTCGTTAGTATTAAAATTACTAATATTTTCAAGTGTCTCATTATAATCCTCTTTTAGGTCATCGATAACGATTTGTGTACTATCAATACTATATTGTAATTTTGTTATAGATTGATTAAGGCTATCAATATTTTGTAAATATTTAGCACGTGCCACTTCATGTGACTGTATTACTATGTTTAGACTATCTACTTTTTGCTGTAATTTATATTCCTTTACAGCATCCGCAGGGGATGGCATTGTTATAATTGTCATTATCAATATTAATAGTAATACGGCAATTGTTATAACGTGCCAATATTGCTTAACTAATGTCATGATAAATCCTCTAACAATTTTTTCTTGAATTCTACAAACTCATTATCCATAAAATCTAAATATTGATCTCTATCAACCTGGTCCCATGTTTCGACTGATCCGTCACTATTAACAAATTCTTTTTTACCTTGTAATGCTTCACGTAAAATTTCAAATTCTTTATCAACATCGTTAAGCCATGATTCGGCATTAGCTTTCATGAATTTTTTAGAATACTCTTCCCAAGCTTCGTTGCCCTGCAATTTAATTTTACGCTCTTTAACTAATACACAGCTAAAACATGTTTTATGTATTCGATACATTTTTTCATGTAACTTCTTTTCATGATTTCGCATATCACCATCACACTCCGGACAAGTAGCCGGTATTGTTAGTGCTTTACGTACTGTATCTATTATACTATTTTTTGCGGTCTTAACTCGGAATCCATCTTTCTGTTCCCACCGGTATGTAGCACCTGCTGTATTTGTTTCGTACCATACATCGCCT